TGCTGCCATTATTTGAATATCTAATCCTGTTTCTTTTTTCAGTGTTAGCATTATCTCTTCTTCTTTTGCAATTAATTGTTGTTTCGCTATGTGAGCTCTTTCACCATCTACGCGAACGCCTTTAAATTTCATATCTACTAAACAAGGAAATAAATCTGTTTCTAAATTAAAAATAGATTCTATATCTTGATGAACAATTTCTTTTTTAAACATCTGCCATAACTCTAAAGTAAGCTCAGCATCTTTTTCTGCATATGCTCCTACATACATGGCAGGTAGTTGCCACATGTCTGCTTTAGGATCTAATCCTCTAGACTTAGCTTCTTCATTCAATGCTGATTCGTTTTTACCGTGACCTAAATAATCCCAAGACAAAGAATTTAATGAATACTGAAATCTGTTCTCATCAATTAGACTTGCTGCTATCATCGTATCTACGATTAAGCCATTGATTTTTATACCTAAATTACGTATCCAACATACATCGTACATTGCATTATGAAATATTTTTATAGAGTCTGTTGATAGAACATCTTTGAACCATTCTAATGTTTTCTTACGATCCATGTTGGGCCCTGATCCGTGAGCAATGGGAAAATAAAATTTTCTTCCAGGAACTGCTACCGCGATACCAACCACTTCACCACTACCAATCACAGATCCAGATCCTTTTGATTTTAAATCAGGATCTCTTGTTTCTAAGTCAATTGCAATTTCATCATAGGATCGTAAATCAGGATACTCTTCTGGTTCAATCCATTCTGTCTGGGCTACGAATAAAGGTACTTTCATTATTTCTGTTCCTCTCTCATCTGTTGTATTTCTAATTCACAATAATGAATTATTTTTTGTAAGTCTTGTATTCCGTTTTTTTCTTTATAACGACAAACATATTTAATAACATTTCCTTGAAAAAAATTCAAGTTATTGGTTCTGGTAAAAGTATAAGGTTGTATTTTAAATTGTTTATAATGAGCTCCACCTACTTGTTTATTTAATGGAAATATTCTCTCAAAGTCTTCTTTAGTTGTCATAGTTGATAACCGTTCCTTTCAATTTTTGCTCTATGTAAATAGAGTTTTTGTTTTGCTCTTGTGATGGCCACATACCATACACGATGTTCTTCGTCTCTTTTATTGAGACTATCTTGAACTGCTCTTCTTATTTTTCTAGCATTGTCTAAAATAAGAATAACATTATCTTCCTCTCCTCCTTTAATTGCATGGATTGTAGATAACCTTACTCTTGCATCTTGAGACAATTTTTCACGATTCGATAACATTAATCTTATGTATTGAATTTCATTTTGAGGAGCTCTAGAAAAAGCTTCATACCAGGGCACACTGGGATCTATAGTGTCCTTGTCCATAAATTCTTTTATGTCATCTAATTCAGAATCCGTTAAAGGATGTACTTTTGATTTCTCATAGTTAAGAATACATTTATATAAATGCACCTTAAAACTTTTTCCTTTTTTTGTTTGATAGAAAATACCTTTTTGTTTTAATAGATTCATGATTTCTATTAATCTGCTTCCTGTCCTAGCTAAGATTAACCAATTGCCTTTGTGTAAATTTATTTGATCTAGGTTAAATATTTTTTCTACGGATCCATCTTCATCTCTAGGTAAGTATTGTTTTATTTTTCTTTTTCCCTCTATTCTATTCAAAACAACTTCAGACAATTCTTGAACAGACCTTGGTATTCTTCTAGATTGTTCTAATACTTTTTCATTCTCTGCAGGCTCATCTATAAATCTATTTACATCTGCACCAGCCCAGGCATAGATAGCTTGATCATCATCTCCTGCTAAATAAATATCTTCAGATTTTTTCTTTAAGATATCAAACATTTTCCATTGGATAGGTGATAAATCTTGAGCTTCATCTATGAAAATAGCCTTGAATTTAGGGCATTTTTCTTCCTCTTTAATAAACATGTAGATCATGTCATTAAAATCTATTAGATTATTTTTCTTTTTATATTGTTCTAAATTAATATTTATATGGTTTAGTGTATCCCAATCTACTTCTTCTCTTGGATATTCATTAGTACAATACTCAGCCCTAACAGATATATCTTTATTTTTTGCTCTACCGATTAATTGGTAATATAAATTATCACAGGTTAAATAAAAAGATTCTTGATCATTATTTTTATCTTCAAAACAAACTCTTATATTTAAAATCTTCCCCAGGTCTTCATAATGATAAGGCTGCATAACATTCTCTTCTTTAAGACCTAACGTATGAAATGCTAATGAATGTAATGTTTGAAAGTATCTTAATTTTTTCTTTTCAAATGGCATTCTTTCCTTGGCTTCCTTCGCTGCCTTTTTAGTAAAAGCAAAATACCCTATTTCATTTAACGAAGCTCCATTGTCTATATATTGTTTTGCCTTTTGAATTAATTCAAATGTTTTACCGGTGCCTGGAGGGCCAAAAACTTTATAAATCATTATAAGATATCTTCCTTATCCGTCATCTCTATTAATTCATCCGGGGTTATTTCTTTTTCAAATCTATCTAATGGTAAAGCTATACATTCTACTTGTGGATTAGATTGTTTTTGCGTTTCTGATTTTGGATATCTTTTCTTTTTACCAAACTCTGCCTTAAACCATTTTTTAATATAAGATCCTGTTTTGCTATCATCTATCTTCCAATCTTTTCTTCGTAAGAAATCATAAAAACGTTCATATACAAAATAACACATATCATCTTTCTTGAGAGTAGCTCCACTAGCAAAAGATGCATGACTAGTTGCTGGAACTTGATGTATATATTCTTTTAGGTATCTAAATAATTTTTCTTTATTTGTTGTTCCGATAGGTGGTTTTTGTTTTTCAATATTATCAAACAATACTTTCATAACTAAAGAGTAATCTCTATCTTTAATCTTAGGTAAAAAAATACCCAATTGAGTAGCAACTTGTTTTCTAAAATCAGTCTGTACTAAAAGAGCATCTCCTTTTTTAAAAGACATCTGTTCGGATAATTCATCACCATTCTTATCTCTATGAGAAACAGTTAATTCAAATTCAGGTTCATCAAAATCAATTTTAGTAAGACTAGAAAAATTAGGCCATTCCATAACAGCATCTGTAGCTTTTCCAAATTTTCTTTTATGACAGATATCTTCCATACATTTAAGAGTAATGACACCATCATCACAAGTGTAACCAGATTCTGTTGCACTCCAGCTTTTAATTTTTTGTTCTACTTTTTTATCGTCCCACTTACCGTCATTTTTAAAATATTCTCTAGCTGCAAATCTTACTTTATCTTCCCAATCATCTGAATATTTTTTCTTAGCAAACACCATGTAATTATAAAGAAACCTATCTCTACCATCTTCTAGTTTTTCTTTTGATAATTGTTGTAGGCAAGGAGGACCATCTGTAAATTCTTCTGGACCACCTGATAATTCAGATCCAGTTAATTTATCCATGAAAGATTTTAATTCTTTTTCAGTTTTTCTATTAGCTTCTACTACTTGAATGTATTGCTCAAAAGAAAAGTCTTCACCAGTTTGAGGGTTAACTGCAACTCTTTCTTTTTTACCGAAGTAAGGAATATTAATAAAATTACCTACTCTACCCTCTACGTTTGTTTGTTTTGGATATATCTCTGTCTTAGGTCCTAGTTTAAGAGTGTATAATAAATTCTTTAAAAATTGCCTTGCAAAGGCGGCATTTACATAATGTTCAAAGTGAACATATAAATGAAAACCACCACTTTTAGATTTAACAGGTATGATTGGAATATCTAAATCTTGAATTGTTTTTAATAATTTTGGAATGTCAAAGTTTTTATAAACATCTACATCTATTGCTCCAAATATAACTTTACCATCATCATTACATGGCTGTATTCCAATAGATACACTTCCCTCTAAATGTTTTAAATAATCATTATCTTCAATAGGTCGGCCACTCCAACCATAATCTCTATCTGGTATTTCTAGTTTTCCTGTTTCAGGATTTATTTTTGCATTGGTTAAATCACATCTACCAAAGTTTCTATCTAACCCTGTAAAAAACTCTATAAATTTTCTTTCCATAACTCCTCACAATATAATTTATATGGGCGGTATACACCGCCCATATGTAGTACTTAAAAGATTTAGAAGTGTGCTTCTGAATCTTTACCGTTTGTATTATTTGCGGGCTCACCATGCTTGACCTGAATGTCTCCTTTAGAAACACTTTCAGAAAAAGATTTAGCTTGTTGGTATAATACAGCATTTTGTACTGGACCTACTCTTGAAACATCCCAACCAAACCATGTTCCTTTATCATTCGATAACTGAACTGTTTTTAGTTTGTAGACATGACTAAAAGAGGCAGGGGTATATAAACCATTTTTACCTTGTAGTTTAATTCCAGCCATCATACTGTTCCAACTTCTGCTAACTTTCAACTGTGTAGATTTCATAGTCAATAGAGCACTTGAAGGGGATTTACTATTTATGATTAAGAAATGATTAGCTGTTTTCTCAACATAGTTACCATTAGGTAATCTATCTTTCCAACTAGCATCTCTTTTTGTTTTGGACAAAATATCACTAGAAGCAGGATGTATTGCTACTGGAGCACCAGCACCCTCTCCTTTATCTTGCCATTCAACAAACTCTAATTTGTAATGACAAGGAATAACTTCTATTCCTTTTTCACCATCAAAGAGTTCTTTAGTAACAGTGTTGAAAATCATTCCAGGTTCAGCACCTTGAACATATTTTCCATCTCTCTTGTTTACTTCAGGAGATAACTGTCCTAACACTTTTAAGAAAGGTAACGCTAAGTCCTCATGACTTAAATTACTCAATCCTCTATCTGCATCATCTTCAAAAGATATTGTAGACAATGCACCTGCAGCAGCTTTAACAGCTACTTCAGTTTTCTTTTCTTTTACCATTGTTTCTTGTTCCTTGTTCATTGTTATTGTTTCCTTGTTATTTTGGTTCGGTTTCCTGCGAACACGTTAAATAGTTCCGCGGGCATCTCTTTTCCAGATTCGAGACGCTCGCGGACTAGTGCTTTAAGTGTCATAGGTTCAACCTTTAATTTCTGGATCGGTTGAAACCCCTGACCTTGTGCAAGGGTTGCATATTGCAACGCCTTGTTATCTTCGTTTCGGCCAAAAGAAACAGTAACCTCATTTTTAATAAGATCACCCAAGCCTTCACTACGAAGCCAGTTAAATGCTTCCTCTTTTTTCTCTGCACTGATGGAAGCACCGTAGACGGGTTTGACTTCTACAGCCGAACCGTCTGCTAATTTTAATGTTGAGATATTCATTTCCTGCATCATAGTAGGAATGACTTCTCCAGAAATAGCATCTGCTTGCTGTTTCAGTTTTTTTAATTCTTCTTCTGCAGCAGCAATACTATCTTCTAAAACTTTTAATTTTTCAACTTGATTAGATAAAGATTTTTTATCATTGTCGCTAGACAAATCTAAAACTTCTTTTTTATCTTCTTCAAAATTTATACTCATAACTTTATTCCTTTCTAGTTGTTATTAATATGTGTGTATGTATATTTACATAAAATTGTATGTCAAGTCTAATCTTCGATTTTTCCTTTTTCATATAAATTAATTTCTATGGGATAATATGTTTTTTCTTGTCTATCCCATTTTAATAAATTAAACCTACCGCCTGTTATATCTGCGACAATAGAGCACGCCACTCCAATTATTGCAGGATCTCCGGTTAATAATAAGTAATCTGTTTCTTTGTAATCTTTTAATAATTTTCTTAATTTAAAAATAAGAGGACCAGGAGATAATATAATCTGAGAAAACTCTGGAAGAACTGTGACAATTTTACCATACTTTTGAGCACCCATAATATTAAATTTAGGGGCACCTGATCTAGTACCTGGTAATTCTTGTATAACGTAAACTGTGTTTTCCATACTTTCGCTTGACAACTAAATACGTTTTATTGTATCTATTGTCAATACAGAAAGAAGAATATTATTATGAATTATAAATTTAAAACTAAACCATATGCACATCAGATTACTGCATTGGAAAAGTCATGGAATAAAGAAGCATTTGCATATTTTATGGAAATGGGAACAGGTAAATCTAAAGTTCTTATTGATAACATTGCTATGCTTTATGATAAAGGCAAAATAAATGGGGCACTTATTATAGCACCAAAAGGAGTTTATCAAAACTGGTTTGATATAGAAATTCCTAATCATATGGCTAGCCATGTAGAAAAAGATGTAGTATTATGGCGCGCCGCAATTAATAAAAAACAACAAACCGAACTCAATAAATTATTTGAGTCCACAGAAAAACTCCATATCCTTGTCATGAACGTAGAAGCTTTTTCTAGTGAAAAAGGTTTGAAGTTTGCATCTAAATTTTTAAGTTGTCACAATACTTTAATGGCCATAGATGAATCTACTACTATTAAAAACCCGGAAGCTAAAAGAACAAAAGCTATTGTTGGTTTAGGTAGACATGCTAAATATAGAAGAATACTAACAGGGTCTCCTGTTACTAAATCTCCTTTAGATTTATATAAACAATGTGAATTTTTAGATGAGGGTCTATTAGATTTTACTTCTTACTATGCATTTAGAACTAGATACGCGATAATGAAATCTGCAAATTTTGGTGGTCGTTCTGTTCAAATAGTTGTGGGATATAAAAACTTAGCTGAGTTATCAGAAAGAATAGAAAAGTTTTCTTACCGTGTCCTAAAAGAAGATTGTTTAGATTTACCTGACTATACTTTCATGAAAAGAATTATTCAGTTATCTCCTGAACAACAGAAAATATATTATCAAATGAAACAAATTGCTTTAGCACAATTAGATGGAAAGTTAATGACAACCGCTACTGCTTTAGTCCAACTCATGAGACTACATCAAATTACTTGTGGTCACTTTACTGCTGATGATGGAACCATAAAAGATATTAAAAATGAACGATTGAGTACGTTAATGGATATCTTAAAAGAAGTAGAAAACAAAGCAGTGATATGGGCTCATTATAAACATGATATTAAAGCTATTGTTGAAGCTATAGAAAAAGAATATGGGAAAGATTCTTATGTTACTTACTATGGAGAAACTCCTTTTGAAGAACGTCAAGGTAATATTAAAAAAATACAAGATCCCAATAGTCCGGTGCGATTCATAATAGGTACACCACAAACCGGTGGCTATGGAATAACATTAACAGAAGCTAATACCATGATTTATTATTCTAATGGATATGATTTAGAAAAAAGAACTCAATCAGAAGCCAGGATAAATAGAGCAGGTCAAAAACGTAAAATGACTTATATAGATATTATCGCTCAAGATACAGTAGATGAAAAGATCGTAAAAGCATTAGTTAAAAAAATGGACATAGCTAATGAAATTATGAATGAAGATATGAAGGACTGGCTCTAAGGAATATCTTTATAGGAAATAAAAGAGTGGGAAATAAATTCCCACTCTTCTTCGTTGTACGGAAACATTATTTAATATCTACCTTTTGAGAATTTTTCTCTACTTCTTTGATACCAAATTGGATCTTCAACATTCCATCTTCCATTTTAGCTTCATCTACAATAGCTTCATTGGGTAATGAAAATTGTTTGAAGAAAGATTTAGTTGATAAACCTTTTTGTACATAGTCAACTGCTGCGTCGTCTACTTTTCCTTCAATAGTTAGAACACCGTCATTAACTTCTACAAGAACATTTTCTTTCTTGAAGCCAGCTAATCCTAATTCCAAACCATATTTACCTTTAGAATATTTCACAACATTCCAAAAAGGAAAACCAGTTACTTTTGACCAAGAATCAAAAACGCCATCAAAGACATCTAATCCTTTGTTAAATAATTGTTTATGTACTGAATTTATTAAATCAAAACTTGTCATATACTACTCCTTTGTTAAATTAAGCAAGTTAGTTGGCCGATCACATTATCGCACCAATATGCAATATATGGGGGGTACCTGGGTATTGTCAAGGGGTGATTTCGTTAATCTACGGGCTTCTATGAAAGACTTTTTAAAGATTTTTGCTTGGAATTTGGATATGAGCCAAAACTTTTCCTTTGTTAGGACCCTCTTTAATAGTGTATCCAGAACCATCTTTATTGATATCAACTTCTTTTCTATTCTTTAATAATAGTTTTTCTTTTGCTTCTTTTTCTTTTCTGTTGTGATTTTGCACAACTAAATCTTTTAATCTATCTTTGTATACATGGTATCCACCTGAGATATCTTTTAACTCATTTTCTCTATCTAAAAATTTATATTCTATTTTAACAACATCAAAATCTTTTTGTATTAATCTACAAATTTGTTCTGCATCAAACTCACCACAAGAATATACATCAAACTGCATTAATGCTGGAGATGGTTCATCCCAAACATGCATGACAATATGTGAGGTTTCTATAATAGCAGCTCCTGTTATACCTCTATTGCCTGGCACATCATGATAAATGACATAAGGACCCATTAATACTTTCATATTGATATATTTAATAAAATCTTCTAACCACTTAGTTAAAAACTCAGGATTCATAGGTGGGCTGACTGCTTCAGCACGAACAATAAGGTGTTTATGTACAAGTATTTCTTTCATAACAAATAACTCTATCTAAGGTTTTCAATGATAGCAACTACACCACTAATAAGTGCACCTACTAAAACATATAATAATTTATCTACTTTTCCGTGAATTTTTTCTATGTCTTGATGAATATGTTTTTGCGTACAGCGGATGCTATCTACATCACGTTTCACACCAGTGACATGACCATATAAAGCTATGATATGTTCTCCTGTTGTCTGTGCTTTTTTACCGTTTGCCATAATATTACCTTAATAAACTAACTAGTCCCCCCTGTAAATACCCTGCTCTACCACCCGTTGCCATTTTAGGAAAGTATTTATTTGCAAAATCAATTAAACCTAAACCTGTACCAGCTTCTCCACCAGCATTATCATACATTTCCTGAACCGTGATCCAGTAATCTATTTTATCTGATGAACCATTTGAAAAACCAACTCTTCCTCCTTTTGCAAATGTTCCACCCCCGGGTCCATCATTAGAACCAGCTGCACTTGCTGCTGCAGCTCCTGCTGCGCCACCCGCGGATGCATCCGCGGCTACAGATTGAGAATTAACATCATCTACACCCTGAGTAGGACCAGAAGTCATACCAGCTACAGAATCAACTCCATAACCTTCTGTTCTTCCACCAGGGCCTCTTCCTATTCCCATCGCATCCATTGCTCTCTCTGCAAGACTTAAACCTGTCGAAGTCCGTGATGCAAGATTTGCAACACCTGCAAGAGGATTTAAAGCTAAACTTACCATGTCCATCATTGTTGGTTGAAATGTACTTGGTACTCCCGTTGTAGTAGGTGCCGCAGTTGTTGTGCCGTCTCCAGAATATGCAATACTAGGCTGAGCCTGTAAAGACCCAATACCTTGTACAGGAGCTATTGCATTAACTCCAGCGTAAGGATTTTGTAAATAACTTTTATATATTTCGTTAAATGTTGCCATATTTTATTATCCAAATAATATATTATAACGTTCTCCCAGTGGAAGGCTAGCTAAATTTTGTTGTGTCGGAGGCGCGCTTACTACCTGAGCATTAACAGGAGTTCCAGAAACCTGTGAAGGTAACTCAGGTTTAGGTGTTTCGGTCTGTGGTACTACCGTAGTTGGCCTAATTAATTCCCTAGCTTGTTTTACTCCAGGGGTTAAAATTTTATCAATTGTAAATTCTAAAGTCTCAACAGGACTATCTAAACTAAATCCTTCTAAATCAAATTTTAAATCATCAAATATTTCTAAAACATTTTCTACTTGATTTTCAAATTTAGCAGCAGCAATAGGATTTTCTTTATCCAATCGTTCTATTAAACTATCAAATCCTTTTTGACTTACTCCACGTATTTTAAAACTACCATCTAATAAATCTTGGCTACTTGATTTTGTTAATCTTTGTTCTAACAAATCTCCCATTTCTGTATCATCAATACCTAAGCTGGTGGCATCTTTTATTGTAGTAAACATTTTTTTTTGACTAATAAAACTTTCTAATAAAAACTGTTTATAAGATGCTATTTTTTCTTCAGGTGAATTAGCTGCATTATAAATAGATCGTGAGAATTTACTATTTATATTTTGACCATCTCTTTGAAAAGAATTAATAATAAAAGGCATACTAGCTAAAGGTTTAGCTTCTTCTACACGTAACCCAGTCATTAAAGTAGTTAATTCAGTAGCTCCATCTCTCATCGTTCCTGTGTCTGTAAATTTTTGAGTAGCCCCTTGCCATACTCTAGTAGC